TTGTTAAGTAAAGGAGATGGAAGTTGGCCTCAGAACTTCAATAAAGTGTTGGATCAGGCAACTGGTAAGTATATTCGTTGGTTACATGAAGATGATATGTTGACTGACAACAGTATTGAGGATTCTGTGTACGCTATCGAAAGTCAAGACGTTGACTTTATCCATGGTAACGCTTATGAGTTATTTATGAATGCTGGACGAGTCCCAGGTAAGTTTATTCCTAAAGTAAAAATACCTACGGTTCAAGATTTGTTAGGAAAGAATTTTATCCATAGTGAAACATTGTTATATAAACGTGAGGTGTTTGAAAAGGTAGGAGGGTTAGATGAAACATTACAGACAGCGGAGGAACGTGAATTTAATCTACGTTGTTTACAGGCTGGTTTGAGAATTGGATACTGTGATTCCTTTCTTGCGTGGTATCGGAGACACCCACAACAGAAAGTAAGAACTATCAGTAAAAGCATTAGGTTGCAAGAAAGACAAATGGTTAGAAGTAAATACGTATGATAGACAGTTCACCAATAATAATAACAGGAGTTCCTCGCAGTGGTTCAAGTATTGTAGCAGGAATTGTAAACCTTTGCGGTGCATTTGGAGGGGATATGCGTTTGCATCCTGGGGTATATGAGAATGGAGCAATACAAAGGCTTATTGAAAATGCGTACTTGGAATCAAATGGGTTTGATGTCATGGGGCAGTATCCTTTGCCAGGTGATATGAATACAGTACCTTTAAATTGGAAGAAGCTTATTTCTATGCAATTGTTGGCTGAGGGGTATAAGAAAGGGGTTTGGATGTACAAGAGTGCGAGGGCTGGGTTACTTTGGAGGGTATGGAATCATACTTATCCAAACGCTAAGTGGTTAATTGTTAGGAGACGCACAGGTGACATAATTGAATCTTGTATGAAAACAGGATATATGTCAGCGTTTAAGAGTCCAGAGAATTGTGAGAAGATAGGAGTTGCAACGGAAGAGGAAGGATGGCTTTGGATGATACATGAATACGAAAAGAGATTTGTTGACATGATGACTGAGGGTGTGAATTGCAAGGTAGTATGGCCGGAGAGGATGGTGAATGGGGACTACAGACAAATATATGAAGCCTTAGATTGGATAGGACTTCCTTGGAAACCTCAGGTGTTGACTTTGGCAGATGAATTACTTAATACAAGTCGTAAAAAAGAAAGGAGGACGTAATGGCAGTAAGAGTTACATCAGCAGAAGTTTTGGCTATAATGGATAACTGCACGATGCCAACAACAGTTGTTGATGCATTGATTGTATCTGCAAATGCTTTTATTAATAAAGCGTTTGAAAATGATACCGAGATGACTGAGGTAATGCTTAAGGAAGTGGAAAGATGGCTTACCGCACACATGATCGCTTGCACGGATATATACAGAGTTGCAAGTAAAGAAAGATTAGGTGATGCTGAAGTTTCATACACTGGTGAATGGGGTAAGATGTTGGACTCTACTCCATATGGACAAATGGTAAAGACATTAGATGTGACGGGTATATTAGCAAGAGCAGGAAGACGTGGTGCTTCAATATATGCAGTTCCAAGATCTGAATGGTAATAACATGGGTATTCAAAACTTCATACGGAGACGCCTAAATCAAAAGGCTGTGTATTGGGGGAATCCTCAGGAGGATGGTTATGGAGGTAAACTCTATGATGATCCAATTGAAATTGATTGTCGTTGGGAAGATACAAATCAAATCATCCTAATGGCTAATGGAGAAGAGTTATTGTCCAGGGCTATTGTATTTACAGAACAAGATTTGGAAGAGAATGGGTTATTGTATTTAGGAACCTTGGATGATTTACTTTCAAGTAGTGGTGACAGTAGTGGTGATGTTGAACTCACTAAGGTAGAAGGAGTACATATAATTAAAAGGTATGAGAAAATTCCTTCACTAAGATCTGACAGTGATTTCTTACGTAAATCGTATTTGACACCTTTCTTAACTTAATAGATATGGCTAAGTCAATACTTCCGAACTCTGGTGTAAAAGGATTTGACGTTGTTTTGTCAAACCTACAGAAGGAGCTTCTGAACATTGAAGGAGGAACCTTGAAAGGGCTTCTATTGGCTGCAGCATATATTCGTAGAGAGACTGAAAGGAACTATCCAATCACTCCTGTTGATTTAGGGAATTTAAGAGCCAGTTGGTTTACGACAGCCTCAACAATGGTTGGGGGGAATGGATTAATGAGAAAGGGAGTAGCCGTAAATGTCAAAGACAAGTTTGGAGACGTTATTGGTACAGGTAATTTCAAAGGTCCTAGAAGGGCACTATTGTCGCAGGATCATATTAACACCATAGCCGAAGCACAGGCATTGGTTTGTTCAGTGAGTCCTGACTTAATGGTTATGATGGGATACACCGCCAATTATGCAATGGCAGTACATGAAATGGTGGATAAAGAATTTCACAGACCTCAGTCAGGTCCTAAATGGTTTGAAACGGCCATTAAAAGGAGTACGTGGCAAATAGCAAAAATAATTAGGGATAATGCACAGATAAAGAAATGAACGCACCCAGTGAAGATATAAAAGATATGTTGGTAGCAGGAAGCCTTGGATTAGTCTTTGGTACCAATTTACATATAGGAAAGGAACCTGCCAATCCTAGGAATTGTGTTACCATATTTGATCCACCTGGGTATACGCATGATTTAGGTTTATCAAATCAAGGATATGAACGTCCCTCTATTCAGATACGAATTAGAAATAGTGCGTATATGAATGGATGGAGTACGGCAAATGAAATAAAGGATCTGTTACACGGAAAGAAACAAGAAACGTGGAACGGTGCTTTATATACCGTTATCTACTGTTCCAATGGTCCCGCTCTATTGGATTGGGATGATAACAACAATGCACGCTTTATTATTAATTTTAATATTCAGCGCAGAGCTGTTTAAAAAAGGAGGTAAAAATGGCAAGTAATGCTGTAGCTGGTGTAGGAACAGTCTTTAATCGTTGGAGCGGATCCGCATGGGTTCCAATTGCTGAGATTAATTCCATCACTGGCCCAAGTATGTCGAGGGATACAATTGATGTAACCTCACTTGATTCTACAGGAGGATACCGGGAATTCATTACAGGGTTTCGTAATGCAGGAACGGTTGTTCTCGCAATGAACTTCACTCGTGATACGTACGAGTTGATGAAAACAGATTTCGAAAGTAATGTGGCTGGTAACTATCAGATCGACTTACCTGATGTTGAAGGGACCTCACTTGACTTCGAAGGTCTTGTAACTGAATTACCGTTGACCATTCCTGCTGATGACAAGATCACAGCAGACGTTACAATACAGGTAACAGGAAAGGTTGAGATCAGTTCAGGTGGTACAACCACCCCGTAAGATTTGAATTTTTGAATTGCACCTAATCAAGGTATTTTTTATTAACAAATTAAATTAAACTAATCATGGGAAATTTTCTTGACAGAAAAGCCTTATTGGCTAAGGAAAAACTTGAGATCGTGAAAGTCGATTTGGGAAATGATACTTTTGTATTTGTACGTCAGATGACCGGACGTGAACGTGACCGTTTTGAACAGTCTTTGATAAAAGAAAACAAGAACGCAGAAGGTGGGTATGAAAAGTCCTTGGAAGACTTCCGTGCGAAGTTAGCCGTTTGTACAGCTTGTAATGAGCAGGGGGACATGATCTTTGCACCGGAGGATTACCCAACTCTCAGTCAGAACATGAGTGCTGCCCGTCTTGAGAGGATTGTGAACGTAGCACAGAAAATAAATAAAATCTCTGAAGAAGATAAGGAGAATCTTGTAAAAAACTCAAGCGGCGACCAAGTCGCCAATTCTACTTCCGTCTCTGCAGAGAATTAGGTTATCCACATCCAGACATCCTGTTGGATCAGTTGACGTCTGCTCAAGTAACAGAATGGGAGGCTCACGATCAACTTGATCCAATAGGAAAATGGAGGGATGAATACAGTTTTGCTGTTTTGGACTCACTGATTATTAATATTGTGAGTCGTTTGTATGCCAAGAAGGGTCATACTCCTAAGGAAGTTTTACCAACGGAGTTTATGCCTAACTGGAGTGGGGAGAAGAAAATAGCAAGGAAACAAAGTGTGGAGGAGATGAAACAAGCTCTAATGGCTTTGGCTAAATCAGTAAGTAAAAGGCCCGATCCAAAGAAGAAGATAAGAGGAAAGAGTTCTCTTGATAAGAAAAGAAGAGCCATACGTCCTCCATTACGGAAACCAGGTGAAACGAAAAAAGAAAAATAATTGCTATGGATATAGGAACCCTGACGGCGTCGTTGATGGTCAACACCACTGGGGTGGCAAGGGCTCAAGCTTCTATGACTGCCTTCCAAAGGAACTTACTTTCTTCGTGGGGTAAGACACAAGCTCAATTAAATATGATGTCTTCTGCATACACAGGTGCAGAAAAGTCTGCTAAGCGAGCTGGTGACACTGCTAAGAAAGTAGGGGATGAAACTGCACATAGTATGAAGAAAGCTGGTGTGGTAGCATCCTCATCATTTGATAGTGCCAGTGGTGCAATTGAAAGATCTATGTTCGCACTTAGAAGTTTTGGTTGGTTGGCTACCACTACATTGACGTTACCCATCGTCGCTGCTGGTAAGTCAGCAATGAATGCCTACAAAGAGTTTGAATTTAGTATGGTGAAGATCATAGGCTTGGTGGGTATTGCTAAGAAACAAGTGGAAGGTTGGAGTGATGAAATACGAGCAATGGCTAAGAACATTGGATTTGCTCCAAACGCATTGGCTGATGCTTTGTACTATGTTACTTCGTCAGGTTTCAAAACAAATGAAGCTCTTAATATTGTTAATCAGTCTGCCAAGGCTGCAGCAGCTGGTTTAGGGGAAACAAAGGATGTCGCTGATTTAATTACATCAGTTATGAATGCGTATGGACAGGGGAATATCTCTGCTGCCAAAACATTAGACATCCTTGTTGCAGCCATTCGAGAAGGTAAAGGGGAAGCCTCTGAGTATGCAAAAGTGTTAGGATCTGTTGTCCCGTTTGCATCTCAGTTGGGAGTTAAGTTTGAGGAGGTAGCCGGTTCTGTCGCTGCAATGACTCTTTCAGGGGCATCTGCAGCGAATGCCGCTACCTACCTACGTAACGTATTTATGAAGCTCCTAAAGCCTGCAAAACAGAGTGAAGACGCCTTAAGGGCGATGGGCTCTTCTTCACTTGAGTTGAGGAACATATTACAACAAAGAGGAGTTCTTGCAGCCTTAATGAAAATACGAGAACTGACTGACAAGTATGGAGACGAAATGATGGGGAAGGTCATCCCCAATATCCGTGCTATGTTGGCCGAGTTGATGTTGACAGGGAAGAACTTTGAATACAATGCTAAGGTAATGGATTTAGTTGCTAATTCAGCAGGATCCTTAGCAAGTGCATACGGAATTGTTTATAACAGTCTACAGAAAAGAATGGATAGACTGTCAGCCCAGGTAAAAGATTCTATGATTACAATAGGAGAATCAATTCAGGAATCTGTTATGCCAGCCTTAGAAGCACTCGGGAAATCACTTGAGAATTTATCCATTTGGTTTAGTCAATTAAGTGATCAGTGGAAAAGAATTACGACAGCTATGGCAGGGGCTTTGGCTGTGATTGGACCTTTGGCATTAATTATTTCAACCTTAGCTTTTGCATTTAAAGGGACTTGGAGTGTGCTCAAGAATATTGGGGCAGGGTTTATTTGGTTGAAAGATATTATTGCATTAAACACAAAAGGATTTAGACATTTGATTACAGTCTTTGGGTCCCTTGCAAAGCCTATCGTAATTGCTTTAAAATACATCAAGCAGTTTGCTGGAGCGTTTGGTCCTATCATCGGTACTGTATATTTAGCATATAAGGTATTGAAGGGGTATGAGAAAGGAGTAATAGAAGCAGCCAAAGCAAATTCTGTGTTTGAAAAGACTTTAGTTAATGTGAATGATGAAGTCAAAAAGATAGGGGAAGTCAAAGCACAGGATTGGGCTACAATGGATTATGAGAGGTTGATGAAATGGAATATGTGGGCAGAGAAGAGTGTAGCCAATACCAAAGAGTGGATTAAATACTTTTATAAATTAGCAGGAGTTTCAGCTGAAAATGCTACGAAATATACTGATGTCCTTGCCCAGGGGAATAAGGCTTCTGAAAAGGATTTGAAAGAAGCTACGAAGAATATGGGTAGGTGGGAAGATCAGATAGGAATATATCAAGAACGTTTGAATGCAGGCTTAGCCATGTTATCAGGTACTGGTGATGCCTTGGCAGAGAAGTTTGAAGAGTTCAGTAAGATAGGGCGTGCCCCAACCCAAGGGGCTCCTCTTAATATGGCATTTGGAATTAGAGAAGTTCAGCAAGCGATGTCGTTTGTAGATGAGCAATTAAATCAAATTAAGTGGTTGGAAGAAGCCTACCGTAATCTTGGAGTACGTGGGTACGATGCAAACTCTAAGAAGATTGATGTACTAAACGAAACTCTTTTGAAGCTTATTGAAAATGGTTGGGGTGCAAGTAAAGAAGCAAAAGAGTTGGCTAGACAAATAAATGCACTTGGAGGATTGGCAGGGAGTGCAGAAAACAGTATGTCTAAGTTGACAGAGATAATGCAGGACTTTGGAGAGAAGTCAAAGTCTCTAAGTTACATGGCTTCTAACGCAGGTAGGTTTGGTCTTGAGTTAGATTATATAGCAGAGAAAACAAAGTTAGTCAAAGACACTTTAGAAAAGGTGGCTGAGACAAAAGGACTCAATACAAAATTTGCTCAGGATTTAATTCAAATGTTGGAGAAGATGCCTCCAAATGTATATAGTGTATCTTCGGCTTTGGACAATTTAAAGAAGTCATTTAGTGGGGTTGATTTAGAAGTTGAAATATTAGGTCCAAATGTTGAAGGGACTGAAAAGAAAATAAAAATCTTAGAAGACACCATACAAGACATTGTGAAGGCTACCAAGGAAATGCAAAACCTTGACTCGGCTACGTTAGGAGATTTAGGGTTCAAGGACTTCAACTTGGGTAATGTCAAAGTTATTGATTGGATTAAATCTTCACTTAAGGATCTCAATGAACAACTTAAAGAATACCAGAGTACGTATGCTGATGAAGAGTTCAAGAGATCACAGACGTTATTGGAAAGTCAAGCCTCTGTGTATGGTACGTTGAATAACAAGATGGAGGTAGTCAGCCGAGAAATAAGTTACCTAGAAAGAAAGTTATATCAAGCCTCTACTGCAATGGCAGTGAATAAAGAAGAGGTTTCAAAATATGCAGATCAATTAACTAAGGCCAAGTTAAAAATGGCTGAGTTACAATCTGCTTCAGATGTGACACATTTCCAAGCCCTATACAATGCCTTTGGTGGGCTAAGTAATGCTTCTGGATTATTGTCAGCTAAATTAGATCTTGCAAGAGAGAAGTTTTTCTTACTTTCCGAATTGACAGAAGCAGGTGTCCCAGGGGCTTCAGCACAGTTAGAAACTGCAACTGGCGATTTAAAATCCTTGCTACAACAGGCTGAGCAGATGGAAAGGTTGGAGGCTGTTTATCAATCGTTGGGTAATGCGATTGCAGACTTTGCTTTCCAAGTAGGAAAATCATTTGGAGGAGCAGAAGAAGGAGTCTCCGGAATAGTGGACACTTTATTACAATCAGGGCAGCAAATCATAAGCATGTTGTTGGCACAGGCTGCAGCTGCAGTCTTGGCAGGGGAAACCATAAAGGGTATGGGATTACCTGGATTAATAGCAGGGGCAGTTGGTATAGGAGTACTGTCATCCATTTGGGAATCTGCTAAGTCCAATATGAGTGACGTAGCTAAGTTAGCCAAAGGGGGTGTCGTACCAGATGGATTTCCTAATGACACATATCCTGCTCTGTTGACATCAGGGGAAATGGTTATCCCTAAGAATAAGTACAAAGATATTGAACCATTACATACATTGGCTAAGAAAGGTAGTCTAGAGTACAAGGAGTTCTTGGATGCCCCTTCCAGTATGATAATGGCTAAGAAGATTGAATTACCTAAGTTACAACATGGTGGTATTATTCCTCCTGGTTATCCCAATGATACATATCCAGCGTTCTTAAGTTCTGGTGAAATAGTTATGCCAGGGAATTTACTTCAATCCATGGCTGCAACTTATTCATCTTCTTCCGACTCTTGGTTAAAGGCTATCCTTGATGAACTTAAGAGAGGAAATAAAGGACAGGAAAAGGTTGACCCTATCTTGGAGGGCATAAATAGGTATCAACAAAAGGCACTTGAGGAGAATCGTACTGCAACAAAGTTAATTGAACAGAACTCTGCTTTGTATCAACAAGGGACAGAGAAGTATTATGAAATACTTAATTCTGTTCAAGATGTAGGTGTAACCATAAAGGATAAAGGCTTTTTCAAATTAAAGGATATTTCGGAAACAGGAGGAGTGGGATTAAGACATGGTGCTGAAATAAATAAGTCAGTGCTCGCTGATTTGTCTAAAGCTGCAGCCAAAGAGAGTGTTCCATTAATGACGGCTTTGGAGACAGCAATGCGTGAGACTGGTATAGGATCATATATGAGTTCAGAAGGGAGTAAGGTTTCCTCAGCCAATGAATGGTATGATCCTCAT